GAATTAGTGGCATCGACTGTTACCACAAAGGTCTGTGTATTCGCTGAGGTAGAAACATGAGTGCCAACTGGAATGAAGGCAGCAATACTCGGTGTGAAGCGGGAAAATGTCACTTGTCCAATCGCAACTATCGCGGGCAATCGAAAAAAGCCAAAATCCGCACCAAAGCTATCACAATCCGTGCCTGTACTTGTCGCCAGGCGGGTGGTAGCCAGCACTTGAACTATCAACCATTGCAGCCACAGCGCGAGAGATGCATTGGCCTCAAGTATGACCCGCAATACGGAACCCACTGTCAAGTCAAGAAGGTTTTGCGCGGCCCCTTGTACAGCCGCCGCCATTCCCTCCACTAAAGAGGTAAAATTCTGCAAAGACAACTGCATGGAAAACCTTATATTGTAAAAGCTAAAATGTTTGACTGGCCGGTAGCCGCATCTGCATAACGAATTGTCATCGTTACTGTACCATCTACTGTTGCTGCAGCATCAATGATTGGCGCCGGACTGTGCGCCACGGCGTTCTCTAGTAACATCTGCGCACGGGCCACTGCCTGTACTGCCGCCGGTGCCCCTGGCTGTCCCACAAACTGCCCTAAACCCGCTCCATATGTTAACTGCCAGATGTAGTCAGCGGTATTGGTTAGTAACCGGCGTAATAAGCGTTGTTCTGTCAACGTAGAACCATCAGTTAATGCAAGATCACCAGTTGGTCCAACTGATAAATCACCGCCGAACAACAAGTCTAGGTCTGGCATTACACAGTCACCGACGGTAAACCGGTTACGCCACCCTGCGGGTCTGTATGGTTATGTGTATCATATGCATTGCGCAAGGTGGCGAGCGTTCCATGTGCATTATTTTGGTCCGATATATCGCCGGTCACCACGAGATTTCCAGTCACGTTTACCGTATTCGCTTTCAAAGCAATTGTTCCGTCATTCATCAACTTCAAAAAACTTCCTGATTGATGCTGTAACCATAGCTCACCACTTGGTGTTCCCATCGGCTTATCGATCGCAGACCATACACATCCTAATACCACACCATGTTCAGCGTCAGCTTCCTGCGCAATTACCAGAACCTGGTCGCCCGGCGTCATTGGCGCCGCCAAACCCCAGCCAGCTCCTACCCAAGCCGACATGATAGGTAGCCAACCTGTCAACACACCCTCTGGCTGTAATAGAACGCGGGCAGCGTAAGCCGTAGGGTCAAAACTTGAAACAAGCCCAAAACGCGCCACACCGGCTAAGCCGTCCAAGCCACCAGCCAGACCTTTCACGGCATTCCAGAATCGATCCATTATTCTACTCAAAATTTGTTTTTAATTTACAACCGCGTGCGCATGTATGGACTCAACAAATCCCTCTCGTGCCTCTATGGAACGAATGATTGCATCAATCTTATAGAGCTGGTCGAACGATGAATTCGTCTCGCTAAGAGATATTTGCGAACCTGGTACAAAGTTTGTTTCGCCCGGTAGCTTTGCAATAAGTATAGTGGCATGTTGCGACAACAATGATAAATGATTATTTGCCATAATTGCAGCTTGTTCGCTTGTTAAATTCGGGCGGATAATCACGGTTGTGTTACCCGTTTTGGTACCGTAGCTCTGTTCGATTACGGTCTTATTGCGCGTGTTCCAGGATTTAACGCTGACAGCTGTGGGAATTGTCGTAGACACATCAAGTGACAGCGCAATACAGTTTGATGGCGTCAGATACGCCGGCACGCCAGTAATCGCAGGCTCAAAATTCAGCGTCGTGCCAGTTACCGACAATATAAAATTTTCAGCCTGCGCAAGGTAACAAAGCATATTCCATTCGCTTCCTGCGCGAGAATTCAGCCCCAACGCGCTGCGCGCATGGTCCAACTCATAATATTGCCCAACTGGCACGGATGTTGCTGTCACATTTGCCGTTAAACCATGCCGTCCTGCTATTGTTGTTGCAATCTGGCTTGCCGTCTGGTTCGCAAATGTCTCTGATATTTCAGTGTCAATTAATCGCGCTGACAGATCCCGGCCACTAAGTGTCACCATATTTGTAGGCAGATCGAATCTTATATTGTCGATTTGCCCGGTAATAAGATCAAGATAGCCGGCAGGGCTTGTTGCAATGGAAATGGTAATAACTTGCAAACCAAGCGTTGCAAAATATGAAACACCTAGGGTTGGATTTGCCCCAACGGCCAAAGTCAAAGTAAATCGATCAGCCGCAAAATAAGCGACTTGCTCTACATCCAGAGAGATTACGCCAAAAACAGGAGTATTGCCAATAAATATTTGCAATTCCGGCATTTTAACCGGCAATGCCGCCTCCCGCCGTTGGATCAACCGGAGGAATCACAAGCACATTCAAGCCATTCAACACCGGATCAGATAAGCCGTTCGCCTGTGCTATTCGAATCCATTGGGTTGCATCATTCAAATAAACCGCAGCTATTTTAAAGAGATTACCGCCGACAACGGTTATAGTTTGCGTACTCATGTCAGTTCATCCGTAAAATTGGCGGCGGCACGGTTAACATAGCCGCGCAAACTCGAAAGAGCCGCTAGTTGCCCTACATTTGCCACGAGCTCATTCATCGTATCAATACCTGTTGTAGCATCTGGCGCCTCGTTCAAAGCGCTTGTGTTGCTCCCCAACGATAATCCGGCGCTGGTGATGTCAGATGTAATTTGCGCCTGAGCAGCGGCAAATCCTGCCGCACTAGGGAATGCGAGCCCTCCCAGAGACAATCCCGCTAGTGGTCCCAATGACGTTGCAGTTAAAATATCGTTACTTATCAAATTTGCTACGGGCGCGGCAACGCTAGCAATCTCTGCTATCGGGTCGTTCACCACAACACAGCGCACGGCAAACGGAATCCACCATGGTTTACTATATTCCGCTGCAAACTCCGCAAGCACAACCGTATAGAAAAAACTATCCCAAATAAGCGGTATAGCTGCGCCTAACGCGCGCGCGGCGTCCAGCACCTGGGCACGGGCAGCCGCATCAGCCCCTGAGAATACACCTGAGAACAAAATTTCACCATCGGCGTTGCCCAGCACATCAACCACCCGGCCGCCACCAATAAGTTCATGTACCGCCAGACGTTGCGCACCTCCAAAGCGAATTTTTTCAGGCACTTCATAATTCTGGAACGGCACGCCGCCCAAGGTCAAAATCACTTTGTTCATCATATCCTCAGGCTGGTAGTTTTAGCCCCGCCCATGCCGGCGTCAGCCGTGGGTCGAATGCCGTGGCACCAGAGGGTGGTAGCCGCCCTTGATTGTCCAACAACTCCCGCAAAGCACGGCTCAGTTGCCGTGGGTCGATATTCGCAGTTGCTGAGAATTGCGGTAGTTGATGAGCATCCGGCGGCGGCTGAACATCGGCATTCAAGCCGCGCGTTGACGCCTGCTCTGATGCTGCATTTACGGCCCGCCCGGCCGAGCCTATCGGTGCAATGCTGGGCAGCTTCTCGCGCAGCACCGGGGTAAGACCAGTTGCCATCTGAGGCGAAATAGCTTTACCGCCAGTAAGCTTAGCTACCGCCGCCACTCTTTGCATCCTTTGCTTTTCTGCAATGCCGGCAACATCCGTTTTATGTTGACGCTGCTGCTCTATATGCGCAGAAATGCTCGATGGCTGAGTAATGGAAGTTAAATCTCCCAGATATGTGTGCATGGCCAAATTTGCCGCAACATTCCCTTGCATAACTTTGCGTATCAAAGCCGTCATGCCGCTTTCTATATTCATCGCGCTTGATAGTGGTTTTATATCCAATACCTGATTACTAGAACCAGCACGCCCTTTCGTCTCCGCATGGTCACTCACCCCACCATGCAAACGTACTGGCGATAGACGCTTTTTAGCTGGGATTTTCTGCTGAACGGGCGCTATAGATTTTGTTTGTATATTCCCAATTGCCACAAATTTTTTATGTAACGACATATCCGCGCCAAATTGGTGGGCATTTATTAAGTCTTTACCACTTTTTCTTTGCCCATTTACGAACGTTCCTGTTTTTTTGTCGTACATAGAATTTGGTGCGCCAAATTTTTGAAAATACCTTGTAACCGGAACCGGGGGCGTGCCCCCATCAGCGGGAATAACCTTTTCGTCAGAACTTAGAAACCTTTCAACCTGATGATATCCAACTAAATGAGCCCCTGCCAGTAGACCAGCTCCAGTGACATAGATCGCATCTATTGTTTTCCCTACAAAATTTCGATATTTCTGTAGATAGAGGTAATTTTTTTTGGTAAAATTTTCAAATGCTACATCTTGTGCCGTCGTTTGGTTTAGGAAGTCAGCTTTTGAATTAACACCGTAAGATCTGGCAAGATCCGTCCAATCGCCATTCTTGTCTTGAAAACCGGCTTCGACAAGAGCCTGATGACCCATCTGATACGCACCAATATGTGCGCCTGATCCCTTGTCCTCTGAATAACGATCTCCAGATTCTTGCTGGCGAATCTCAGCTGCCCATATGGAAAATTCTGAACTAGAGAATACTGTGTCGCTCATTTGTAAAGGTCCTAAAACTCTAGTCCCATTTGTGTCCGTTCCACACCAAACGCCCGCCGATCTCGCCTTGCGTACAGGACACGATTCCAGCGATACTGGCACCATTATCCTTTAGAAAAGCCTCTGCACTAACGCTAAATGTCTCTACGTACGTTATATTGCCATTTCGCTCGATAATTATGTCAAATAAATCAGGATCGTCCTCTGGTGCCGGATCGGTACCGCGATTAAGGACGAAATAAGTTCGTGTTCCGTTTTTGTTTGTATGTGATGTCCAGCGAACTACAAATCCACCGTACAAAATGGATTTTTCCAATTTTTCGATTTTTTTGTCTAGAGGAGTGCTGTGCCAGACCTGGTTTTTTATAACGTCAGGCTGTTGGTTTAGCAGTCGAAGACAGTCGTTAAACGCAATGTCATCTGTCGCAGCCCAGCAGGCTGAGCTAACACACATCCATGAGGCACTTAAGGCGCTTACTAGTAAAAGATTTCGAACTCTCATTTTGATTTACGCCTACATCCCAGGTAATTTCACAAATGCCAGGCTAATTACATATCACTAGAGCTGAAATCTTACCGAATTATCCCAAACATGTCACGTTATTTCGTCAAATTTTCGCGTGGATCATGCCAACGTAGCCGTCCCCAATCGAAATCTAGCCCATCCAATTTCCCACATATAACAACATAAGCCATCCGGTCAGCGTCATCCAAACTGAACGCAACATCATAAGGCACCCCGCATCTAACCAAGTACAAGCAATCAGTTAGTGCTGGGTGCCGGCTTAGTTTCCCGCATCAGCTACCACTAACTCCGGCATCGCCGGCGTAGTGGCTGACGCGACCGCCTTTATTGCTTCATCTCCAAGACGCTCGATCAAATTCTCGATAGCCGATTCACCGTTGGGAAATGGAATAGGTATGTCATCCAACATCGCAACCGATGACACCACCTGTGCTACGCCCATATAAGCAGCATTCGTGGAAAGCTCAGGCCCTAGCGCCTTGTACAGCCTAAGCGTCTCCAACAAGCCGAATTTCCGCAGCGTCAACCGCCTTCCAGTTTTGTCGGTGACAACCCTCTCCATCACACCCTCACCCGGCTTGACGCATAAAATTGCAACCGCTGCGCCACAGGTGCATCACCTTTGTAAGCGCCGGCGGATACCAGCTTGAACACCGCACCAGAAAACTGATAGGTAGAGGTTGACCCATCCGGCTCGTTAACGTACTGGTACAAACTCCCTGCCCCAATCGCCTGCCCCGCAAAATAAGCCTGCTCGATCGCCGCGATAAAATCATCCGCGGCGGACGACCCGCGGTCCAGTGTGAACATGCCGGACCATCCCTTCGGCAGCTCTGCCCCAAGCTGCACGCCATCTAGCCTGTCCACGCGAATTGCCTGCGTCACCTGGCTTACCTCGAATCCGGTTACATGGGCTAAGTCCACACGGCCAAACGGTCCCATCACCACAAGCTGACAATCATTGCCAACGGAAAAAGTATTATACGGCATAAATTATCCCTTCTATACGGTTGCAGGAACAAGCTGCTGGCTTACCTGCACGGTCTGGCCGCCTTGCACATTTACAATGAACTTCTCGTTAATCGCCTGGTATTGCACCTGCACATCGGCCTGCACGTAACCAAGCCCGGTGCGGCTGGCCGGATTGTTCGTAGTATCACATACCACGGCAAAAGGCAGTGACCCATCGGTACTGCCAAGCAGGCCCTGTCCAAGCAAACCATTAAGGAAGGCCAGTAACGTCGCGCGAATATTCTGGAACAGCGTCGCATTCACCAACTGGCCCACGTAAGTCCCCATACCTGAGGATAGTGTTCTCGCAATATAATTTGTCAGCCTGGTATAATTATCACCATTAATTGCCGCGTTGGAGGAAGCATTGTGCCCACCCCGTACGCCCCAGTACGCCCCGCCTGGCTGTGGGTTTGCAATCACGTCAATCCCCGATGAAAGCAGCGCAGAGAGGTCTGCCGTCGCGTAAGTCGTTGCTGTCCCAATACCCGGCTGGCCAGACTTTTGTGTTCCTATCACGCCATAAAGCTGTTTGTTTAGCGACGACTGTTCTGGTGATAAATTCGCCAGTCGCCCGGCAACAAATCCCTGCGGCGAAACCAGCCGTGTCAGCGCATTTGCCTGGTCATACCAATATACCCAGTCGCCAAACATCAATTTTACCGCATAGCTATCTATCCCTGCTGCCGCTTTGGTTGCTGTGGCATTTGCAATGGTGTCGCCGGCAGGACCGGTGAGAATCATGTAAATAGCTTCGGAAAGTCCAAACGCCGCCTGCACTGTCCATTTGGTTGCGTCATCGGCATCTGCGAGCAATGCCAATGCACAGCCTTGTCCGCGTAAGGCATACATCCCAAAACGTGGCAAGGTATCATTGCCGATGAGCGACGCCGCGGTTACCGTCGTAGCTCCGTCGGTTCCAGGTGTCCCAGCGGAAAACGGGTATGTGCCAACCAACGGCGTCGCGCTTGCCGAAAGCGTTGTAGCCGCCACAAGCTTGGAAGGCCCTCGCAATGGTCCATTCCCGTTATTCACTGCATTTGCCAGATTACTCCAGAATACCGTCCCGGCACCAGAAATATTGTCAAATACTTCAGGGCTTAAGCCGGGCAGCGCCACGGTCAATCGCCAGGAATTTGCGGCGGAGCCAGCCGAAAACGTCAAGGTAAGCTGGTTACCAAGACTGCCAGTGTACAAAGCTGTAAAGCTAATCGCACCAAGTATTGAGAGAGAGGCTGCCGTATCGCTCCCATCGGTTACCCGAACACAACGGAAGTTCGCAGCGCCTTGCTGTACGGCGGTTGCCATTTGGGTACCCATGTCATACTTGCGTGCCATCACAGGGCCAAAGGCCGTAGCGTAGCCACTCATATTGCCGATAACCGTCGGCTCACCCACCGGTCCCCAGCTCGCGGTGCCCACCATACCGAGTGTATCTGTCGGTACGCCATTCAGCAGCAACGTTTGTGGAGGTACAATTTGTACATATAAATCCGGCACAATCAATGCCGTCGTATTCAATGCCCCCTGGGCAGAAATTGGCATAGCTTAGGCTCCCTTCGCACTAACGCGCACTACAAAACTAGCCTCAGGTCCGGCTAGTATTTTGGTAATTTGCGCGCCATCGGTAATCAAATCACCCCGCTTGAAACCCTGAAAGGGCTTCAACACCACCAACTGAACTGTCATGGAAATTCCTTTATACCTACAAAGACTCTACAAAATCCGCATTCGCAGTAAAATTATTTGTGTCGAACAGCATGGCAGGTGTCATTTGCGACAACGTTGTTGGATATTCTGCGCTATAGCGCAAATCCCGCTTATACAACGTCACGTCAGCCGCATCGTCTGAAACATCACTGCCCAAAAAAATAATCCGGGCATATGATCCATCTGACAGAGCGATGAACTTCGATGCTGCCAGCGCCTCATCAATGAGGGGTGTTGCCGCATCACGGCTCACGGGGGCAGGGCACCACAATGTTATCTTAAATTCTTGTACTTGGCGCTTTAGTTCCTGCAAGGATCCAGCACCGTTTACGACCCGTGCCGTGAATGAATCAGCGCCTGGTAGGGTAATTGTGCTGTCCGCATAGTCAACAAGCCAACCAGCCGCCCGCAATAAAGCCGCCAGGTTACTGGCAACTGTGGCCGGCGAGTCGGTGGCCTGTACTGCGTAAGGAAACGTCGCTCCATTAACGGCCACGCCAGCCAACTGTCCTATGGCGCATGTACCGGTGAAACTGGCGCTTTGCTGCCCCAGCAAAACTGTCAATGTCGGCGCTACAGGTGCCACAGCCTGCCAGATTTGCGGATATCGGGTTACGTTTTTTACGGCCCCGGTTGCCATCACAGAAACGTGCAGTGCGCCTGTGGCCAAATCAGTATCCAAAGAAGGCGCAGTGGGAAATCCACGATAAACGCGGCAAGTATTGCCCACGGCGCTCGCTGCCGCTGTACCGTTTGGATATAGTGCGTTGGAAATAATCGATACCAGCGCCGTTTCTACATCTGCCTGGTCAGCCATCAACTCACCGCCTGTATCATTGAGAGGCGCCAGACACCGCTAACCAACTCCACAGCAGTCAATATAAATTTCTCTGAGCGGTCATTGGTTAATATATCTCCAACGTGCGGTTGTACGCATGGAACAGAGGGCAGCAGTCCAATGAATCCAGGCACTTTCGTATCATCAGGCAATCCGGCCCTGGTGCGGTCTCCAACCCCGCCAATGAGTAAGCTTGCTGGAAAGTTGAATACCAAAGCCGTTAATGTACTCGGTAGCACAGCGCCATAAGGATTAATCCCAGCCAGAACGGGGGAAGCTGGCCGCCATAGGCTTACCGATGCGTTTGTCATAACCACGAGCATAGGTTTGGGCGGTTCAATCGCCGCCACAAACGCAGTTCCTTCTGGCCCGGCAAGATAATCACCAATCTGCAGATAACTCCAATCCGCCCATGCCTGTCTAAACGGCATACCAAAGCCACTTGGGGCAGCTACGCTGCCGCCTGGCAAAACGAATGCAACCGGAAGCCGTAAAAACCGTCTGTCAAGGTCAACAGGGTTTTCAGGCCCGTTAGGCCTGTAGGCATCATGCAGAAAACCTACCCGCCGTGCGGCACAGGTCGTGTCCCCGCTGGTGGTGTAGGTGGCCGCTAATCGGCCTGCCGTAGCGACCGCCAAGAGTCTGGCGTAGGCAGGCCGATTGGCGGTCACCGGG